AATATAATACTAATGAGAATAATTTATTATGGTGGTTGTTTAAAGAGGTAGATGGTTCTACGAGAATCCCTGGTAATGCTACTGCAGCTCATTGGTCTTCTACAATAAGAAATATAAATAATATGTCAAAACTAGGTAATGCTACTTTAGCTTCTATTACTGATATTCCTAATCAGGTGGCTGAATTAAAATATCAAGGTGTTGGTAGATTTAAAGGATATGCTATTGCTTTTGAAAATATATTTAAAGGAAGAGGTGCAAAGAAAGGAGACAGAAGAGCAGTTGCTCAAATGCTAGGTGTTGGTATGGATGGAATCATAGGTAATACTTTATCTAGATTTAGTGCTCAAGACTTAACTCCTGGTATGTTTGCAAAAGCACAACAGTCTTATTTTAAATTAAACTTACTATCTCCTTGGACTGATTCTCACAGAGTTGGTGCTACTTATATGATGGCAAAACATTTAGGAGATCAAGCTGATCTAGAATTTAAAAACTTACAACCTGAAACTCAAAGAATTATGAAGATATATGGAATTGATGAATTAGAGTGGAATGAAATAGTAAGAAAAGCTGTTCATAAAGGAGAGGACGGGAATAGATTTATTGTAACTGATGCATTAGAAGCTTTACCTGACGATGTCATTGAATCATATTTAAAGAAAAAGCAACCATTAATTAAAAAACATAGTGCTAGTAAAATAGCAAAAGAAAAAGATAGACTGGTATCTTCTTTAGGAGCTTATTATGTAGATAGAGCTGACTTTGCAGTACCAATGCCATCAGCTATGGAAAGAGCTGTTATGAATATGGGAACACAAGACGGTACACCTCTAGGTATAAGTATGAGATTATTAACTCAGTTTAAATCATTTCCGATAACTGTAATGCATAAATCTCTAGGTAGAGAGATATATGGATATGGAGCTGAGACAATGAAAGAAGGTCTATTTAAAGGAAAAGGTTCTGTTATGGGATTAGCTCACTTTGTAGTAGCTACATCTCTGCTAGGATATATGTCACTATATATGAAAGATATTGTCAGAGGTAAATCACCTAGAAAATTTGAAGATGATAATTTAGCTCATAATATTAAGATAATATCTGCTGCTATGGCTCAGGGCGGAGGACTAGGATTATACGGGGACTTTTTATTTGGACACTTTAATAGATATGGTAGATCAGCATTAGGTACTTTGGCAGGTCCAACTATAGGCCAATTAGATAATATCGTAGATATATTTCAAACAATAAGAGAAGGAAATAATCCGTTTCCTAAGATGGCGAACTTAATTCAAGGTAATACACCATTTATTAATCTTTTCTATTTACGAATGGCACTAGACTATTTAATATTGTATAATATACAAGAATGGCAAAATCCTGGGTATCTCAGAAGATTAGAGAGGCGGATGGATAGAGACTTCAATC